ACTGCTAACTGCTAACGGCTCAACATTTAGCTATGCAGGCGCAAGCGCTGATTTATTACTGAGTAGGCAGTTAAACGCTGATGGCGCATCATTCGCCTATTCTGGCTCAGCGGCAACACTAACATACACCAAGATAACTGGCTTTGTGTTAAGTGCTGATGGTGGCACTTTTTCAACTGCTGGCGGTGAAGTTGAGTTTATATACGTTCAAAACTTCCCGGAAGCAAACGCAAACGATTTTACTGTATCGGCTATAGTTGATAGCTCTTTTAGCTTTGAATCGCGCATATCGCCTGCGGTTAGCTTTAGTGCTATGATTAGCTCAACATTCAAATACAATGGGAGTCTGAATTAATGCCTTACCAATACAGGTATCAGACAATTAATTTGCCAGTAAATAACGATGATGGCACACCGCTTGATGCTGCTGATTTGACGGCTGCTGAGTATGCAATTTTTGACTGTCAAAACATCAAACGAGTGGATAAGACTATTGCTAATGGCGGATTGACTGTAGCGGTTTTAGATGGTGTCAACATCTTAACGTGTGAGTTGACACCGGACGAAACAAAACACTTGTGCGGTCAAGTTCAGCATGAGCTGAAAATAGCTACAACTGGCACAGATTACCTTGGTGTTGTTTTATCTTCACCGCGCATCAACTTTATTAAGACAAGGATTTAAATCATGGCAGCTTTTAACAAGTTCAATCCATTTATCGAAGCTGTTTTTGAAGCGCAGCATAACTTTGGATCAAACACTTTTAAAGTGTATCTGAGCAATGAATTACCACTAGCGGCAGACTCTGTGAAAACTGATATTGCTGAAATTGGCAACGGCGGCGGATATACTTCTGGCGGTCAAACTGTAACGATTACATCATCAAGCCAAACTGGTGGCACTTACACTGCGGCGGTCAACCAGACTTTAACTTGGACTGGTACAGGCTCAGGCTTCGGGCCTTTCCGCTACGCTGTGATGTATAACGATACTTCTGCTAGTGACTTGCTGGTGGGTTATTGGGATTACGGTTCTTCAATCAGTCCTGCGTCAGGTGAGACTTTTAGTTGGGTTATGAATGCAAACTTGATTAGTGCATCATAACCCGATAAACTTAAACTTACAAATCTCCAATCGTAACCCGCTTTGCCGCTAACTAACCATTAGCGGCTTTTTTATATCTGGTATAAGTCGCGGTAGAAATACCGCCAACAACTTTGCACGCCTCACTAATGCTCATGCCATGACTTGTTAATGTCGCAGCCTTGCGATACTTAGCGGCCATCTTTGACCGCCAGAATTCACGGGCTTTTCCACACTCAAACTCTAACAGCTCGGCTTGCATCTTTCTGACCCGACTAGGGCAGACTCGCAGCATGTCAGCTATGGCTTGCTGGCTAAGTTTCCCTTGAGTAATTAAGTGCATCATTTTTTCTTCTATACCTGGCGAGCGCTCTTTCATTGTTTTAACGAAAACGCCAGCCTCTTTGCATATCGCCACAACCTTCTGAACTCGAAAGCCAAACTTATTGCCAATAGCTCCAGCACTCAACCCCTCAGCAGCTAGCGCGGTGACTAGCTTTTTATCGTGTGGGCATACGCTATCTAAGTTAATCATTGTGGACATTTACTAACTCCGCTTGTGAGCGATGGTAAAAATTACCTTTCGCATCCGTCCAGCCATTGCCATAACTTTTAACTCTGACAATCTTTCCGGTTGACTTAACTCTTATTGTACAAGTGTTCATAATTTCAACTCCGACAAATCGACATCAAACATTGCTTGTTTTTGCGGGCGAATGCCTCGCTTTAACTTAACAGCATCTTTTGGATCAACATCTAACCCAAAATATCTTCGCCTTACTCTTTGGCACAAACTAAGTGTTGCATCAAGAGCTTTTGAGACATCGACAGCCCTAGCTTTTGGGTTATCCAAAAATGTCAGATAAATCGCATAAGACTTAGTGCCAACATCCGGCACTTTCTTGTAATACTTATCAACTTTCACGCCGGAGTCTTTAAGCATTTTCTTCACAATGCTGATGTAGTTCATTTTAGCGCCTGTCTTTTCTTGGATTTGCGCGTTATCAAATCCGCTTTCAAGTAGGCTGATTATTTGCAGCTTGAGGCTCATAATTTATCCCACTGCTGCGCGGCAAACTCAAGTACATTCGCCACTTTAGGCTTGCACTGCCTTGATGCAATGACCGCATTATCTCGCAAGCTCAAATCGTCTGAATAACTAAATCGGCATTTCTCGCTAAAGGCGTCAACTACTGCCATGACTTGTGACTTGCAACGGCATCCGACTAGGGCGGCTTTGGCTTCTGTTAGGTTGTTCATTCTGCACCACCTTGGCGCTTTCCGCCGTTAACGTTTGAATCTTTGAGCCATGTTCCGGCGTTGCGGATTTTGGCGGCGTATTGGTTAGCTGCAAATTCTGCGCCATCACCATTTGCTGGCGATCCAACAAACTCAATATGCATCTTGTGATAGCCAGCAACAAAACCAGCCCGACCAGCTTCAGCCTTAATCTCTGCAAGGCATTGTTGTGGCGTTGATACGACAGCATCAGCAAGCATGTTATGCGCTTTACTGCCTGTCGCTATTGAGTTTAACTTGTTGTCATCCAGATATATCGTGCAGTACAAAATGGCTTGCATCATCTTGATATTTTGAGCAGCCAGAGCATCGCGCTCGGCTAGAATTTCATCGTTTAGCGAGTTTGATACCTTACAGGCAATTGATACATCATTTAACCGATGGGCTAGTGCATCACGCTCAGCCAATAACTCTTCATAACTTTTCATACAACACCCACCAAATTAGCCAATACAAATCCAGCTAGAAAGCCAGATGAGAAAAAGCACAGAGCAGCAAGCCACTCACCGCGACGAATCTGCGCTTGGTCGCGCTTGAACATTTCGTCGGAGTAGTCGCAGCCTGTTTCAAGAAACTTAAGAAAGTCTTTTTTGATTTGTTCGTTTGTCATTTCAGTAACTCCGGATTTTGGTAGATGTTGCCAATGATTGTAAAATCATAATCATCAAGCAAAACAAAATCATCAATATCGCTTTTCTCATGCGCGACAAAGCAGCCTTTATCGCTAAAGCCAGCAATCCACAGAAGGCCGATGACACTTTTCAGGATGTCTCCCTCGTAAATATCAACGCCGTTGATGTCGGTTAATCCGGTGAATTGCATAATTACCAAATCATTACTTAGCTCAATTTCTGTATTCGGAGTGTCAAATCTTACGCTTGGAACATCGAAAACCGAGCCATCGCAAGTGCAAATAAATACAGTATCATCCATGTATTTATGTTTTGTGTTCCAAGCTCTAAATTTTATAGTTCTCATTTTCCAATCTCCAATCAATTAAAATAACCAGCATTACCAATTAACAGCAGCAACGCAAGCATATACCCAAACATTCCAACCCAAGCAATTACAGCTTTAAAAAACGAGCCAGCTTCAGGCTCAATATTCCGGCGGCGCTCTGGCACTTTCGCGTAGTCTATCAAAGGTTTGAATTCCATCTTAAACGCTCCACCGATAAGCTCGGCTGGCTACTGCTTTGTTGTTGTGTGATTACAATCTAGTTCAATCAACTCCGCGTGTAAAGTTGTTTTTAACTGGTCAGATGAGTGGCTAAAGCGCCAGATTAATGGCGCTACACAATAAACTCTTCAAAGAGTCGAGTGCATCCAGAATTGCAGCAATAGCCTTGACTTTTAAGATAGCTTTCTTTTGTGTGGCAAACTGGACACTCCACGAACTCTGGCAATTTAGGCTCATGAAAATCCTTGAATTCAAAATCGAAAACAAGATCTTCAGAGTCAACGAATCCCTCGCAAGACTCTGAGCACGAACCGGTATCAAATTTCTTCTCTTTGTAGATCCTTTCTCGCAACTCTTCATTGGTCAACTCTGAGAACTGAGCAATTAGCTGCTCTGGTGATAACCAGTTTCTGTAGATGTGGCCAATGCCGAACTTGTCTGCATTCATCAGTCGAACACTTTCATGGTTGATTGCTGCGTTCCATTGGTCAAACATTTCTGGCTCGTCACGTTGAGCAAGCGCCACCTTTGACGCTCCTTTCTTGATGCAGAATACGCAGTTTCCCAAATGCTCTTCAATCTGCAAATCAAATGGCATTTGCTCCCAGAAATCCAAAACATCTTCTTTGGTGAATTCAGAAATCTCCGCAAGATAATAATACGCTCTTTTTCTAGTTGACTCGAAAAGCTGCATTTGTAGCAGATCAACTTCTTTCAGCCTGTTAGGTTCATCAGCGCGCATTCCAAGCCATCTAACATAATTTCCGCGCCCATGCTTTTCGTTTAGGTATTTAGTTGACGGAACCGTTTTAAGTTTGTCAGTGCATACCGGGCGATTTATTGTTGGGTTGCCGTATTTAGCCATAAACTCTAAAAACATCGTCAAGTCTTGTCCGACATCATCAATACTGACAATTTTGTATGTTGGCCCTTGGCCGTGCTCTTTTGGTATTGATGAGCGTAAACAAGTCAATTCAATCCCAAAATGCTCAACGCATTTCTTAATGAATTCGTAAGTTTCTGGATGCCCTGCGCCAGTATCCATGAAAATGTACTCAGTCGGAGCCGTCCACTCGCCAGTCTTGCGCATTTGTTCGATAAGGTAAACCATATAGGCAGACGTGCGCCCGCCACTAAAAGACACAACTTGCACTTTTGAATTATCTATTTTCATTTTCTATCTCCAATCAATAAAGCGCCACCATCTCACAAAAGGCAGCGCTTGCATATCCTACCAGTTAGAATGGCTGGTCTTCGTCAAAGTTTTGATACTGCTGCGGTGCAAATTGCTGCTGCGGCATTTGACCTTGATAGCCTTGTGGCGGCTGGCGGTTTTGCTGCGGCTGCATAGACTGCTGATAGCCATGCTGCGATGTTGGCGACTGCTGGTTGTAATTGTATGGCTGTTGCGCTTGTTGTTGAGGCTGTTGCTGCTGATTAGTCTGCTCAGACTTTCCACCAAGAGTTACATCATTAACGCGCAATGTCAGATAAGTTTTGCCTTCATGCTCGCGAGTTCCTAGCTCGCCGGATAACACGACGAATTGCCCTTTCTTTAGATACTGCACTAAGCCAGACTCGGCTTGTTTACCCCATAACGAGCAATCTAGCCAAATCGTCTGCGCTTTCTCGCCATAGCCTGACTTCATTGCTAGGCTAAATCCTGCAACTGACTGCTCGCCAGCTTTACGCACAACGGCATCTTTGCCGATATTTCCTGATACGCATAAACAGTTCATTTTATTTCCTCTTAACGGTTGTTTTTAATGTAGTTAAAGTGATCGCCAAACTTAACGCCTAGCTTTGCTAACGCCTTGTCAAAGTCTTCGATAAAAGTCGGCACAGCATCAGCAAGTGTCGCAAAGTCTGCCTCTGACTTTTCTGATTCTTGCCAATACAAGTTATTCGCTAAAATTGTGCGAGGGTTATACTGAGCGAAGATATGCCGCTCCGCACCTGTTGACCATAGCTGAAAAGCAATCTGCCAGCGCCATGACTTCTTAACTCCTTCAAAGCAAGCAAACTTTGCGAAGTTGCTGCCATCCCAAGGCACTTTGAGTTCAATTATCGCATTGCCAAATAAGCCATCAGGCGACACGCCATAACGCAACGAGTCATCTCCATACATAAACGGTAACTCATCAATCACAACATAACCAAGAGCCACTGATAGCGCATCACGCGCAGCGCCTTCATATTGCTTGCCAAACTCAGTTTGCTTGAATGTTCCGCTTTCTTCAGCATCACAACAAATAACCTGATTGATTAAGCTGCTCATGTAAGTTTGGCGAGTTTCTGAATCTCGTTTAGCAACGATCTTATCGGCGTTACTCGCTGAGAGACAGCCAAGCCGGAGCAAATGCCACTCTTTTGACCCTTGCTGTACCTGAGAAGCATCAAAGCCAAACACGCTTTGCAGCTTTGCTAGTCGCTCGATGTGAGTGTTGTATAAACTCATTTCCTAGCCTTAAGCGCAGCAATAGCCTTTTGCGCTGATTCTTCTGTTAGTTGTGCGATTGATTCAACGCGAAGCCATGCCATGAATTTTGGCTGGCTTTCTTCTGGCATTGCGTTGTAGTAATCGGTTAAAAATGCCTCTGACTCAAGGCTGATTGGCGAAACATCTTTAACAGGTGCGTCAAGTTTAATTCCTTCCCCCCCGTCAGTGTTTAGGTAATCAATTGCCTGATGCAGTCGATCAACTTTAGGCCAATAGTTTGCAGCTCGCTTAACTACTGTTTTGCGCACCATTTGCTCATAGTCAGTAATCCAAGGGCCGGAATTGCGCTTGAATGACTCACTGCGAGCGCGCACAGCATGTACTTGCTCAATGCTCATTTCTTCAGTCAAGTAAGCGCCTGTTGATGTTTTGACTGTGCAGTATGCGCCGACCAAATCACCGCGAGAGCCAAAGGCCGGATATTGATGCAATGGAGCTTTGTCAATTCCTTGGTTGACGTAGGTATCAGCTTGATACACTAACTTAGCTTGACCCCACTCAATGCTGCCTGTTGACTGCGCCAAGTGCATCAATCCCATGTAAGAAATATCAAGGCAGATTGCGCCACTGCGCGGCACTAAGTAGGCATGTTTATTTGCCGGATTTAAGCTAATACCAATTGCAGACGCATTGCGCAAAGCATTCTGCACTGACCCCGGATTTTTAACTGCAATTCCTGCGGCGTATTGATTCGCCGTTAATAGTTGAATTGCGTAGTTCATTTCAGCAGGCACACTAACGGCATTGTGTACCATTGATAGCTGCTGGCATTCAGGCTCAACACCGCGAACCCAGGAAATCACATCACTCATTTCTATTCTCCAATCGTTGCTGAATTGCTATTCAGTGTTGACAGATTAGCACAATGGTATAAACTGTCAATCGTCTAATCAAAAAAAGCGAGGCTTTAAAATGAATATTGCGGAAAAAGAGTTTATTTCGTTTGTTGATGCTAAATGCAAGTTTGGTGAAGATGGCCAGCATTGGCGATACGGAGCGCTAGATGCTTATGTTTATAAAATTAAGTCGGGCGGCTACTACGTTGCTGTGAGTGACAATGAGATCGAGATAACTTTAGCTTCATCAAGAAAGGATGTTCGGAGATTTGCCAGTATTGATTCTGCTGGCAAGTTTCTTAGATCTGCCGGGTTCAGAAGCTTTGCAGTTAATCTTATTTAATTGCCCAGTTTTGGACAATAAAAAGCCCCGCGTATCAGGCAAGGGCAATTACAGTGCAGAGGTAATTATAGTATGTCAGGATGGATAAAGCTACAGCGAGACATTATGGACCATTGGATAGCTCAAGATGCTGAGTATCTGTTGGTTTGGGTTCGCATGTTGTCAGAGGCGAATTACGAGACTCAAACGAAGATGTTTAACGGCCAGGTTATAACGGTTGGTCGCGGTCAATTAATATTCGGTTTGGACAGCTATGCAGCGAAAACAAAAGTAAGTGTTATGCGGCTGAGAAGGCTGCTTGATACGATGGAAAAGCATCAGATGATTAACAGGGTAAAAAATGCAAAATACTCTTTAATATCAATAGTTAACTATGACAAGTATCAAGCAGACAACAGGCAGACAACAGCCATAGAACAGGCTCAGAACAGTCAAACAACAGTCAAGCAACAAGCAGACAACAACACTAAAAGAAATAAAGAATTAGAAGAAGGTAAGCAATTATCTTTAGACGATTCTGGCGAATCGACAAAGGAAGCTTTTTTGAATGGCTTGTTTGAGAAATTCTGGAAAAACTACACCTGCGAGAAAACAGCCAAAGTTAAAAAGCAGGACGCCAAAAAAGCTTTCTTGCGATTGATGCGCGGCAAGTCTGACAAGAAAGCTGAAATGCTGACCTATGCAATGTTGGTTCACTATCAAGATAATCTGGTCGGAGTTGTTTTTGGTGCAGATAGGATGCACCCTACAACTTACATCAATAAGCGCCAATGGGAAGACAATCCAGAATTCCTTGAAGACTTTGAAAAGCAGTGGGAGCTAGAAAATGCACAATAACATGGAACAATTCTACAGAGCGGATGCAGAACAATCGGTTATCGGCGGCGTTATGCTCAATGCAAACTCTGACAAAGCGCTGGCAGCTTTAGAAATGCTTAATCCTAGCGACTTCTATTTGCGCCAGCATCAGCAGATTTGGAAGGCAATCCGCCAGCTATTCTCTGCTAACTATCAAATCGACATTGTGACTGTTGCCGACCAGCTAGAGCGCGATGAGGCAGATCATGACATTCGGTTTTCTTACCTTGGAGAAATATCCAAAAACACGCCGAGCCAATCAAACGTCCATGTATACGCCAAGATTGTCAAAGACCATGCAAAGCTGAGAAATGCGTTGTCTAGCTTGTTTGATGCTTGCGAGGCTATTCACGACAAGACTGCAAACCCTACAGACAGAATTAATACAGCCCTAAGTGTGGTTGCTGGTATTGGCGCAGATGATGAGCAGGACGAGCTAAAAGATCCATCAGATGTTGCAATGTCAGTATTGGACAGAATGCAAACAGCTTTCACAGCAGGAACTAACATTGTCGGGCTATCTTCAGGCTTTGCCAATATCGACCAAATGACTGGCGGCTTTCGTGATGGTGATTTGATTATTGTTGCAGCTCGGCCATCAATGGGTAAATCGACATTCTGTTTGAACATTGCCGAGAATGTTGCTCTGTTATCTGACAAGCCAAAGCCTGTGCTGTTTGTTAGTTTGGAAATGCCAGCAGAGCAGCTTATGCAAAAGACCATTGCAAGAGCTGGAAATTTGATGCTGAGCAAAGTTTTAAACGGCCAAGCAATGGGCAATGATTATGACGTTGCGCGAGTCGGCACAGCGCTTGAGATTGTAAAGCGCAATTCTAAGTTTCTGCGCATTGATGACAAAGGCGGTCAACACATCAGCCAAATACAGGCTAGAGCAAAACGCGCAGCCATGAAAATGGGCGGCTTATCTCTTATCGTTGTTGATTACTTGCAGATGATTAACGCAGAAGGTGAAAGCCAAACGATTAGAATCGGCAATGTATCAAAAGGATTGAAGGAGCTTGCAAAGGCGCTTAAGTGTCCGGTGATTGCCTTGTCGCAGCTTAATCGTGCGTTAAACGGCAAGCCAGAGCTAAAGAATCTGCGTGACTCAGGAAGCATCGAGCAAGATGCAGACGTTGTTATGTTTCTACATGATGAGGATTACGAAGGCGAGCGCACACAGGAAAGTCTCACAGAGATTATTTTCGCAAAGCAACGGATGGCTGCAATTGGTTCGACGTTCTTACAGCCTGAGCTTGGCTTTAGTCGGTTTTCAGATACAACCAGATTACCAGCGCCAAAAGCAGAGCCTGAGAAAAAAACATATAAGAGGTTTGACCAATGAGCTATCAACCAACCCAAAACAACGAAATCCCAGAACCGCCAAATCAGATGGTGATGATCATAACAAGCGATCTTAAGAAGTTTAAAATTCTGGCCAGATTTGCGCCTAACATTAAACGCACGATAACGGCTTATAAACGAGTGGAGAGAGCATAATCATGTATCAATTTATTTATAGCGAAACAAGAAAAGCAAGAAAGCAATACGATTGCGGCTCATGCGAGCACCTTTTTGAGGTTGATCAGCGCGATGCGTTGTGGGCGCTTGATGGTGTTGCAAAGGAAAGGTATTTAGAGCTGCTAAGCAAAGATGGGAAAATAAATGTTGGCGATTTTTATGTTTATGAGGTTTATAAATTTGATGGGGAGATTTGCGTTTCTCGATATTTGCCAGTTGCGCACGCACTTTGCCAAAAACTAGATTGCTATCCGAGATATTAAGATGACCAAGCAATCATTCATTATCAGTAGCCGTGACAATCTTGTAACGGCTTTTCGGTTTGCCGAGTCGCTAGGATATGGCAAGGCTTATGTGGTTGATGTAAAGCCATTGACTAGGACGATAGATCAGAATGCAAAATTATGGGCAGCGCTTACCGATGTAAGCGAGCAAGTTAATTGGCATGGCAACAAGCTTTCACCGGAAGATTTTAAGCACATCTTCAGCGCTGCATTGTCACAGCAGCGAGTAGTGCCAAATATCGACGGCAACGGGTTTGTTGTTTTAGGTAAATCAACCAGCAAAATGAGTGTCGCTGAAATGTCGGATATGATTGAACTTATCCAGGCTTTCGGGGCTGAACGCGGAGTTAAGTTTAATGATTAATTACTACACAGCAAGCGTAAAAGAATTGATAAAAATCAAAACTTGCAAAGGTGGGCACTTATTTGACTACTGGTCAGAAATGAGCAGAAGGGACGAAAGTGGATTTGTGCATTGTAGGTGCGCGAGGTGCGGAAAGATGTTCAAGGCTGACTGCGGTGTAAATCTTGGCAGCTTTGGAAGACTCGCCCCACTTCATCAATATGGGGCGATGTTCGCATGACAGCTAAATGCCCTATCTGCAAACAGCCAGCGACACAGAAATTTGGGCTTAAGCTATTCTGCGGTTATGAACACGCTGCACAATGGGCTAAATCGTCGCTAGATAAGCGCAAGGCGAAAGAAAAGGTTGAAGCTAGGAAAATAGACAGGGAAAAATTAAAGTCTCTTAAAACTCGTTCTGAGTGGCTTAAAGAGCTTCAAACAATATTCAACAAGTTTATCAGGCTCAGAGATAAAAGCTTGCCATGTGTTAGTTGCGGCAGATTCCATCAAGGACAGTGGCACGCAGGGCATTACTTGTCGGTCGGGGCGCATCCTGAGTTGAGATTCAATGAATTGAACGTGTGGCGTCAGTGCCAGCCCTGTAACGCGCACTTGTCAGGAAATCTAATCAATTACCGAGTCGAATTGATAAAGCGAATAGGATTGGCAGAGGTTGAGCGATTAGAAGGGCCGCAATTGCCGCTAAAGCTAACTATTCCAGAAATCCAGGAGCTGATAAAAACATACAAGGCAAAGTGTAAGGAATTACTCAGCTCATCTGACCAGTAAAATAAATACAAAAAAGGTATTGCACTCAATATCAGATGTGTTATCTTATCTGTGTCGAAACAAAACAACAAAACACCGGAGATTAAAATGACTGAAGTACAAAAACTGCAAAAAGAACTGGCTGAATTAACTGTTAAGCGCGCACTTGTTAAGGCGCAACACACAGCAGCTAGCGACTTCCCAGAAATGAAAAAGACTTTCACTTACAAAAAATCTGGACAGCTTTAATGCTGTTCGGATGGGGTGTTGATGGCTATGGCAGACAGCATATCTGCCTAGCTGATTCTAGTGCTAGATATGTTTTATTTTGCCCGATACATAACGGCTATTTGTTTGACTGTATCGAGCTTTTGGAGAATCAATATCGTGAAGATGGTGAATGGCATTCTTGGTGGGTTGAGGTTGGATGACTTTTTAAAGTCTGCCACTAGGGAGCAAGTGTTAGAGCTTAGGGCGTCCGCCTCTGCTGGTTTGACTGCTGAAAAGAAAATACTAAGCGCTGACGGACTTGCTAAAAATCAAAAGTACATTAATTTCCTGAGTGCAGTAATTCAGGAATGCGACAAAACGATGGCTATAGCAAAAAAGTCAAAGCTGAAACTTAATGGCGATTTTCTTGCGGTAGTTAGTGAGTATGAGAAGTTTAGAAGAATAACCAAAAGCGTTGCAGGTGATGCAGCTTACTCAGAAATAATAAAGCAACTAGAAAAGGAACTTGAACAATGAAACCAATTAGCGACTTAGTAAAAAAATACGGCAGCACATACAAGTTAGCTGCTGCAATGGGGACAAGTCAGCCCCAGGTTATGCGATGGGTTAAGAGTGGCGCATTAGTCAGTGAGTTAACTGGCGAGGTTTATATCTTGACCAAGACGGTTAATTATCCTCTGTAGTGGTCTAATCTGTTAAATCAAATTTATGCGCTATTGTTGGCGCTGGTTAATTGGAGATTGAGAAATGGAAAAGCCAGAAAGAATAATCAAACAAACTAACATTGATGTTGGATTTCCAAGCGGGACGCTAGAGCAGTGCGTGGAGCATCTTAAAGGTGCTCATAATGAGGCGGTAGCGATGATTGGCAACATGAGTGATGATCTTGAGCTTGTTTCGATAGAGTTTGGCATGAAGTGCTATGGCTATGAAGATTTTGAATATGAGCTGACAATAACTAGGGAAGAGCCACTTGCTGATTTTAATAAGCGCTTAATTGAGTGGAAAAAATGGAGTGAAAACAAAAAGAAAAGAGACGATGAAGACAGGGCTAGATGGGCTGAAATCGCAAGACAGAAAGAAATTGAAGAGCTAAAGCGCAAGCTTGCTGAATTGGAGAGTTCTAAATGAAAACACAAGAACAACTACAAAAGATGACAGACCAGCAATTAACTTTTGAGCTGGCGCGCTTGGTTTATTTGACGAATGAGGGCGATGCTGTTTACGCAGCTAAGTGCGGCAAGGTTGGCGTAAGTGATAATGATGGTATTCGTTACATTGACATTAACGATTGGTCATGGCTTATGCCTTTGGCGGTTGAGCATAAAATTGATTACACATTCTCAGTGTCTCGGATGCTCGATAGCTTCGACGTTATAGCTAAAGACATTTCAAGGAAGCATATAGCTAGATGCTCAGACTCGCCACAACGCGCAATTGCTATTTGCTTAATTCTAAAATTGCAGGAGATTCAAGAATGAAAAGCTTTAAATATTTAATGTCAGGCGTTTACGGCGTTGTTTGCGCTGCTTTTGGCTTTGATGTAACGACACTTGAAGGTGCTGCTGTTGTCGTTTCTGGATGCTTAGTGATTTGGTTGTTTTGCACAAGAATGGAGCGCGGATTATGACTATCAAAAACGGCAATTTGCCAGCAATGCCATTTACACAAGAGCCTTACCCAATTGGTGCAATTCCAACTAGATGTGGCGCTATGGCTGTTGGCTTGACGAAAAGAGAGCAATTCGCAGTAATGGCGATGCAGGGTCTTTTGGCCAAACATGGCGATGATGACTATCAATGCGAGCAAATAGCATCCTATGCAGCGGCTCATGCTGATGCTCTATTGAAAGAACTGGAGCGCACCAAATGAAAGACCTACACAAAGCAGCACGCCAACTATGGCAGCAATTTGCTGATGCTGGTGTTAATTTAAACAGTATCAATTTTCAGACTTTAGCCACTATCGAAGATGGCAAAGTCACAGGTCAGAAATTAGTTAACATCGCATTTGATGCGCGATTGGTGGAGAGTGATGATGAAACCGCCAGCTAAGCAAGAAAAGCCTCGACACCTTATGACAAACGACGAGCTACGCAGAGCAATCCGCGAGACTCACGAAATAATGAAATACTCGCTTAGGAATCTTCAGGCAGAAATGTATATGGAGCATTACAAAGCATTAATGCAGGAAGAAATACAGCGAGCAACAAGAATGGTGCTTGAATGAAAAAGCGCAAAAAGCCAGTGAAAAAAGGCTTGTATCAAGCCAAAAGTAAAGCCGAGTTTAACGCAGCAGAAAAGCGGTTACTAGATAGAATTAATGAGTTGAATGATGACGGAAATGCAAAAGCAGTTTGAAGAGTGGTTCAAGCAAGCGCACACAGAAAACGTGCAGAAAGTTGATGGCGAATATGTGCATGGCGCTACTGAAAGATTGTGGCAAGCATGGCAAGCATCACGCGCAGCGGTTGTTGTTAAGTTGCCAAAACCTGAATTTCGCGGCTGGGTTAGCCATGAAACCATTGAAGGCTACAAGGCTGCAATTGATGAGGTTAAATACGCATTAGATGATGCTGAGGTGAATTATGAGTAACAACGAAGAATTACTACACCAAACAGCTAGAGTTCATTATGAGACTTTGGCCGAGAAAGAAACTAGAGAGAAAGCAATCACAACAGCATCAGACTTTCTCAGCAAAGGCTTGCGCATTCTATCCGAGCGCGGCAAGCAGTATGACCCAAGCGGCACGAAAGAAATGAGCTTCGATAACGTTGCAGAGGCGTTTAATTGCTTGACCAATAGTAGACTGCGCGGCTCGGACGTTTGTTTGATTCTGGCGCTTCTGAAAGTGGTTAGGCAGAATGCCAACAAAGACTTTCACGAAGACTCGGCGGTAGATTTTGTGAATTATGCGGCTTTGCATAGTGAGCTGGTTAGAGGTGAGAAAGCATGATTGAGATTATGCGGCAGCCAGAAATAATCCGTGACCCGTCGTTTATGACAGTTGCAGAACTTGCGTTGGCAATTGATGCAGCGCACAAAGCGTTGATGAATACACCAGGCAGCATGAATGAGTTAAGGCTTGAGTATCTGCGACAAATCAAGCATCTGCTTTCTGTGCAAAGAAAGCTTTCAGATGCGCTTGTCGATGACTCATCTGACCAGTTAAAAACAGTTTGAATATCAACTAAAGAGCAACTACGATGTACCAAGCAATTAACGAGCAGGCAATACTAAGCCTGCCATCATCAACGATTGGAGTTAACATGATTTTATCTAAACGCGATTTGGAGCACGACAGTCTTGCCGATGTGCAAGCGCTTGAAGATGCACATAAAAACCACTTATTCAATGTTATTCGCTCAAGCTTGTTTGCACATGATT